ACTGGTTGGGTATTTAATGGAACCGACACTGGATTTCCATTAATTGATAATGCAGGTGATGCGTATACACCAGCAAATGATCAACAATTAATTGTTGCAATTGATGGTTTAGTACAAGTTCCTGGTATTGATTATACCACAAGTGGAACTGATTTAATTTTTACTACTGCTCCTACTTCAGGACAGAAAGTATATGTTGTAGGATTATCTACAACTGCGGACTTAACAAGAACAATTAACTTTGTTGTTGACGCTGGTTCCGCACCCATGTCTTCAGGTGTTAAAGGAGACATGACTCTTGATGTATCTGGAAAGATTGAATCTTGGACTATTATTGGAGATCAAGCTGCTCAAATACAGTTTGATATCAAGAAAGTTGATTTTGCAAACTTCCCAAATTTTTCATCTATATGTGGCACAGAAAGACCAACATTAGGTGATATTAGTACTGGAACCACACAGCGTATAAACCGAAACACAACAATCTCCACATGGAACACCGCACTGACTGCTGGAGACATTTTACAATTTGAAATTGTATATGCTATAAATATACAGAGGTGTGTAGTTTCAATGAAGCTTGCACTTTAATAAATAACAGTAACATAGGACATAGATCACGAGGAGTAAACTTAAATGGCACTGCTAGTTACCGATCAGGGTGAGATTGATTCACTCCGCACCTTATTGAATGCGACACATGAAATTCCAAGGAACTTGGTTCTGAAACTTTATACAGGACCTGCTACTGCACCAACGGAACAGGATGTGCCTTCAGCGACAAAATATTTTGAACCATACAATGCTAGTAACAATAGTGGATATGGATCTGCACCTACCACAGGATACCCTCTAATTGTTAACAACAGAACTGAGGAAAACCAAGATTATTCCGCACAGTATGGCATACTCCTAAATGGTAACCGTTGGACAATTGCCACCACTGCTTCTGCTGTTGCAACAACAACTTGCTCTGGTACTTCTGGTACATATTCAATTACAGTTGCTGATAACACAGACATTAAAAAAGGAGACTATGTTACTGCTACTGGAGTTCCTATAAACACCTATGTTGTTGATATTGATGGTACTGCTCTTGAATTAAGTCAAAAATTATCTGCTACTATCACTGCTGGTACAGCATGTTCTTTTGGTAGAGGTAGAACAACTGCTTCTTATCCTGAGCAAATCTTTACGTTTACTTCTGCTGCTGGTAATGTTTATGGTTACTATCTAGCACGTGCAAACAACATGCCTGTTACATTACAAGGTGTTGTTGATGGTGGATCTGTTGCTCCTATTGGAACATCAGTTGTAAAAGAACAGTGTAAGGGAATTATTGGTAACAACTATGTTGAGTTAAAAGACGATACTGTAGTTAGTGCTATTAGTTCTGGTGCTCAAAACGGGTTTGTGATTACAGTTGCTTCTGGAACTGGTGTTAAGAAAGGTCAGGTAGTTACTGGCACAAATATTCCATCTGAGACTCGTGTTGTTGGTGTTGCTACAAATGATGTTTACCTAGACAAAGCAATTACAGGTGGTAACGCTTCTGGTAATGCTACTTTTAAAATTAATATTGCTGAAGAATTAACTGTTGGACAAGCAGTTACTCAAACAGGTGGTGCTGGACAAACAGGTCCTGATGCATTTCCTGCAAACACAGTTATTACAGGTATTGATCTTGCAACTAAAGCTGGTGAGCAAGGTCCTCGTGTTTATCTAAATAATCAACTTACAGATAACGTAGGTACAGCAAGTAGTAACGATAAAGTAGATTTTGATTACTCTGTTATGACAACAGATCCTAGTGGTTCTGCTGTTGATCATAATTTAAGTCCTGGCGATGTTATTTACATTGCTTCTGGAACAGGTGGTTCTATTACATCTGGTGATGGTCACTATACTGTACATACCGTCCCAACAAATAGTACATTTACTACTACACCTGCTCTTTCAGGTACTGGAGATGCTACTTTATACTCAAGTATATTCTTTGCAGAACAATTTACAAACGGTCCATACGCCATTCAAAACAATGGTGACCAGATCAAGGTTACTCTAAATGTCAGCCTAGACTGATTATACATAGGGTATACCCAGTTTATATTCTTAGTTTGTGGGGGTTGCAATTTGCGACCCCTTTTTTATTGGCAGTATTAGGTTGCGATGCGTTACAACTATAAGTCATCGGGAATATTATCTAGAATCATCTTTGAACACAAAGATGAAACAATCGCCAGCCAAAGTAATACAGTAGTTACTGAATATAACTACAAACAAGCATTAACACAAAGAGTTGAAGAAGCAAATTATGGAACTGTTGGAGATTATGGATCAGAGGGAATAGGATCTAATACTACAGATGGAAAAGGTGGAATATTAATAGTTGGTGAGACAGGAAAAAGTTTTATTTCTGGATCTGCAAATGTAATTCTTAGAAGAGCACCAGTAACAGGACAACAACAAGGTCCAGGTGGAACTACAATTTATTCCTACGAATCAGGTTTAATTGCAGAAACAGTAGGTTTACACGGACCAAGCACAATTAGTTTCCTTGGTGCTAGAAGACTGAGTTCGTTTACCTTTATCTTTGATACATGGCAATCTATATCTAGATTTGTTGGTGCTGCTGAATGCACTGCTAAAGTTTATGAACCAGATTTCGTAGAAGAATTTAATACACTTGATTATGGTTTAATTAGTTCTAATCATAACTCTACAATTGATAACGGACTAATAACAGTAACTACTTCAGTAGGTGAAGATCGTGGACGTATATTAGATGGAGTTCAAACTAGATTTGGATTTAAGAAAATAATTGGAGAAGCTCAGGCAAGAGCAACAAATGCATGGAGAGGTGAAGGAAGATTAATTGCATTTGGAAAACAAGACTCACCAGGATTATACGGATATATTGCTGATGGTAAAGTCCGAATATTTGGTTCTGCGGATGCATCGTTCACCACCCCTATTTTGGGTGGTGGACTCACTCCGCTTAGTGGAACTGCTATTATTGGTATTACTGTTATCACCTCTGGTGATGGATCCTTTAAGAAATTTGGTGGATCAGCTGAATCTGCAACATTTAATCCACAAGAAAGAGACTTACTCTTCTCCTTTACAGGTGGATTAACTAGTGAGAAGCATACAGAATCATGGTTAGGTTCAGGACAACTTAGAAACTTTGCTAAGTTAGAAAAAGAAAGAAGTACTTTTGGATATGCAGGATCTGGTAGCTTTACATTCCAACCAGAAAATGCGATTGAGAAAAATACAGAGTCTTATAATCAGAGTGCTGTAGTTAGATTTGCACGTGTTGATTATGGAACTCTTGTTGATAGTAATTTAACTAACTGTGTTCTTGAAAGTGGAACTATATCCACTGATACAACAGCAACAAGTGGATGCATCAAGATAGCTCCAGGAACTACACTTGCTGTTGCACCAAGCAATACTTATACAATTCCATCTCAAATAACAATTCCATCATCATATGTTGATTATGGAAATGTTGCTGATAGTGCAGCTGCTGTAATAGATCATGGACATATACTTGATAATTCAGACTTAGTACCATATGGTCTCTTCAAACTTAAGTCTATAACTGATGTTGCTGTTAATCAACGTCATGTTTATACTGGAACTGCACCAGTATTAAGAATATTTGGAGGAGCAAGAGTACCACTTGATGCTAATGTAATTGCAACTGGAAATATTTTTGCAATTGGTGGTGCTGCTGAATGTACTGGCACAGATACAGTTGGATCAGGAATTGGAAGAATATCTGGTGATGCTGTAATTGGAATAGGATTAAGTCATATTGGTTCTGGTTCTCTCAGAAAACTTGGTGGTTCAGTAGAATCCTCAACCTTTAATCCATTAGAGAAGCAAATGCTCTTCTCCTTCACAGGTGGATTAACTAGTGAGAAACACACAGAAACTTACATTGGTTCTGGTTCTCTCAGAAACTTTGCCACAATTGAAGCAGAGAAAGGAACATTTGATTATGTTGGTTCTGGTAGTATTAAACTTAGACCAAGAAAACCACAAACATATGAACTTGGAGAACTTGGATCGTTTACCCTTGAATACTATAGTCTTTACAATGGTTATATTAATCTTGGTAATATTGACTTCTTTGATAGAGCAGATTCCAAGCTTGGTTATACACAACTCAAGTGGTTAAATCTTGAAGAATCACATGAGAAACACACTGAAGCATATAATAATTCTGCATGTATAGATGCTGTAGATGTAGATTATGGAACTCTTGTAGAACAGAATTTACTCAATTGTGTTCTTGATAGTGGAACAATATCTACTGATACTACTGCATCTAGTGGATGTATTAAGATTGCACCTAACACGACACTTGCTGTCACACCAGGATCTACATATACAATTCCTAACCAGTTAACTGTACCAAGTTCTACTGAAGATTACGGTCTTGTTACTGATATTTCTTCAGCAGCAAATAGAGATTACGGACATATTCTTGAAACTCTTTCTAAGGTATGCCCATTTGGTGCAGGTAGAATTATTGGTGTTGCTAAGACTCATGTTGTTGAGAACATTATTCTTAGTGGTTACTCTGTTACTGGAAAAGCAGGTGTTACTCTCTTCGGTGATGCAGCTACGTTCTGGACTCCTCCTTTCTTTGGTCGTGGAGAAACCAGAATTACTGGAACTCTTCATGAGTCATTTACATCTGATTATATTGGTTCTGGCACTATATTTGTTACTGGTGATGCAGATACTGTTAGAGCAAGAGACATTGTTGGATCTGGATCTCTCAGAAAACTCAGTGGTGCAGCAGAATCTCTCACCTTTAATCCTACAGAAGAGCAAATGCTCTTCTCCTTTACAGGTAAATGTACAGAGAAGCATACAGAATCTTATGTTGGTTCTGGTTCTACAACTCTATCTGGAATTGTTGGTGAGTCATTTACACCAGCAACACACATCGGATCTGGTTCACTTAGAAAACTCAGTGGTGCAGCAGAATCCACATCTATTGGTGCTGTTGCTGGTGGTCTGTTCAAAATTGGATCAGAAGCATACGTATTATTCAGTCTTCTACATCCAGCTTCAGGTATTACCAAAGTTACTGGTGTTGGTGCAGAATCTACTTTATCAGAACATACTGGTTCTGGTTCTCTCAGAAAACTCAGTGGTGCAGCAGAATCTGCAACATTCAATCCACTGGAAAGACAAATGCTCTTCTCCTTTACAGGAGTTGGTGGAGAAGTATTTGCTGCAAATCCTCCAGAGGAAGAAGCGAAGGTTCGTATATTTGGAGAACATATTGTTCGGGCAACAAATGCAGAACAACCATTTGGAAGAATTCCTGTATTTGGAGAAGCTTCAGTTCCAAGAACAAGAGTCTATATTGGTTCTGGAACATTCAAGAAATTCTCTGGTGCAGCAGAAAGTATCACATTCAACCCATTGGAGAAGCAAATGCTCTTCTCCTTCAGTGGAGTTGGTACAGAAATATTCTCTGCAAATCCACCAGAAGAAACAGCAGAACTTCGTCTTCGTGGTACAACAGAACCAGAAATTCTTACATTTGCAGAGCAACCATTTGGAAGAATTCCTGTATTTGGAGAAGCTTTGGTTCCAAGAACAAGAGTCTACATTGGTTCTGGAACATTCAAGAAATTCAGTGGTGCTGCCGAAAGTCTTACATTCAACCCACTGGAAAGACAACTTCTATTCTCATTTACAGGAACAGGATCAGAGAATACAGTTGCATCTCCTCCAAAAGGAGACGGAAGACTATTTACATTCAATAGTTCAACTGTTATATCTGCTGTTGCACATGAAACTACAGGTCTATTCAAAGTTTCTGGTGTATCTGTTAATGTTAGATCTATATCTTACATTGGTTCTGGAACATTCAAGAAATTCAGTGGTGCTGCGGAATCTCTTACCTTCAATCCAACAGAAGAGCAAATGCTCTTCTCCTTCACAGGTCAAGGTAGTGATGCTACTAGTTCTGTTGAGATTGGATCTGGTGGATTTAAAATATATCCAGAAGCATCTGATATTAGATTCGTACCTAACTGGAATTCTGTTGGTGGACTTAAAGTTTATGTTGATGGTTCTTACAGATATTGTCCTGTTTGGATTGGATCTGGTACACTCAAGAAATTCTCTGGTGCTGCTGAATCTCTTACCTTCAATCCAACAGAAGAGCAAATGCTCTTCTCCTTTACAGGTCAATCTTCTGAAAGTAGACTTGCTAGAGAAATCAGTAAGGGTGGAACTCTCAAACTTAGTGGTGATGCAAGAATTGTTCTCGTTCCGAACAACATTGGTTCTGGTACTATATTTGTTACTGGTGATGCGAACGCTGTTAGAGCAAGAGACTTTGTTGGTTCTGGGTCACTTAGGAAACTATCTGGTGCAGCAGAGTCTAGAGCAATTGATATCACTACACTTCCATCTCTATTCAGAGTTTATGGAGATGGTGATATTGCTCGTAGCAGACCTTACATTGGATCTGGATCTCTTAGAAAACTCAGTGGTGCAGCAGAGTCTCTTACCTTCAATCCAGACGAGAGACAAATGTTGTTCTCGTTCCTTGGAGAAGGAAAGACAACAAAATCAAAATCCAAAGTTGGTCAAGGAACAGTCAAGACACTTGGAGATGCTATTGGTATCTTCTCTCCTCTACACGTTGGTTCTGGTACAGCAAGAATTCTTGGAGATGCAACTGTTGTCAGAGCAAGAGATTTTGTTGGATTTGGTTCACTCAGAAAACTATCTGGTGCTGCGGAAGCTCTTACCTTCAACCCTCTGGAGAAGCAAATGCTATTCTCCTTTACAGGAGTTGGAGCAGACAGCAGAACTTCCAAACTTCTCAGTCAAGGTGGAACCCTTGCAGTCAGAGGAACTTCGGGAGATCCACTCCTTACATTTGCGGAACAACCAAGAGTTGAAATTGATATTACAGGAGATAGTATTGATCTCCGTGTTCATGCATATGAAGGTTCTGGTAGAATTTCAAATGTCAATAACGCTGACGATGCCTACATACGTGCTCCATACAGAGGAAGTGGAAGTGTCACAATTTCAGGCAATGCATTAATACAAGTACAACTCTTCCAACCAGCATTTACACAAGTCTGGATTATTTAAACCATAAATATATTGTGAGAAAAGTGCGTAAGGTAGTAGATGGCCACCACCCAAGTACAATTTAGAAAAGGTAATACCAACGAACACGCTCAGTTTACTGGTGCTAATGCTGAAATTACAGTTGATACACAAAAGAAAACTGCTGTTGTTCATGATGGTTCTGACATCGGAGGATTTGAACTCCAAAGAGCAAGATGGGAAGAAATAAGTTCAACTCAACAATTAGTTTGTGGACTTAGATATCTGGCAAACACCTCATCATCAGCTTTTTCTTTGACAATGCCCTATGAACAAGGTGGAGTTGTTCCACACATAGGAGATATGATAGAATTGTGCGACATGAAAGGGACATGGGCTATAAATAATGTTACGCTAACAACAAGTGGTGGACAGCAATTTTTGAATAAATTTGGAAATACTGATTCTGAATTTATATTAGATGTCGCTGGATTATACGTTCAGTTTATTTGGGATGGAACTTACTGGAGGATCCTAGCATGAGTTTATATCTCAGTGCAAGCACAGCAGCAACAAGTCAAGTTGTTGCACAATCAAACGATTTTACCGTTCATGCTCTAAGAAGAGATAAGGACGGTATGCTTTATTATACTGTGGCAAGATCCACAGAAGATGCAGTTTTTGATTTTCATCGTTTAGATGGAGAAGAGTATACAGATTTTCTCCAAGGAGTTGAGTATGTCACCGCAGATGCAGGTGATAAGAAGTATTCAAATGATGTTGATGATAAATATCAACAGTTCAGGTTTGATTTCAGACGCTTGACATATTTTATTGACAGCGATGGATACTTAGTCGCAAGACTAAATAAATCATATGATCACACAACAAACGGACCTAAGTAGGAATTATAAAAAATGGCAGATTTTAGACTCGGCAGATTGAAGTTTAAGTGGAAAGGTGCATGGACTGCATCTACTGCTTATGTCATTGATGATATTATTAAGTATGGTGCAAACACATACGTGTGTACAACCAACCACACTTCATCAGCATCTGAGACAACATTCTATTCTTCAGACCTTACAAACTGGGATATTCACACTGAAGGTATCCGACACAGAGGTAACTGGCAAGGTGGTGTTGATGGTCAAGGAAACAACATCAATACTTGGTACGCACTTAATGATATTGTTAAGTATGGTAATACTCAATATCGTGCTACTGGTGCACACACATCAACTGCTACGTTTAACAATAGTTATTGGGGACTTTACGCAGAAGGTTTAAATTTTGAAGATACTTGGGATTCTGCAACTAAGTATCAAACTGGTGACATTGTAACATATGGTGGTTATTCATACATTGCTGAAGATGATTCACAAAATGTCCAACCTAATACTGATGCTGCAAAGTGGAAAGTAATATCAACTGGATATCTTTCTCAAGGTGCGTATGATCCTGCTGTTACTTACAAACCAGGTAATGTTGTAAGATATGGTGGTAACACATACTCTTGTAAAGTAACTACAAATGATGAGAGTTTTACTATTGCATCTTCTAGTGGAACTGGTACAGTTGCAACTGCATTATTCGCAGATGCTCAAGGAACTGCTCCATTTGGAGTTGGTGATCAAGTAATTATTAGTAATTCTTCAGTTGCTGCATACAACGGAACTGTTACAATTCTTACAGTCAATACTACACAATTTACATATTCATCATCCGCTACTGGTGCTTCTACAGGTGGTGTAGCAGTTTACAATCCTGTTCCAACAAATACAAGATTCTGGGATCTTGTTGTACAAGGTTTCAAATGGAATGGTCAGTGGAGTTCTTCAACTATCTACCAACTAGGCGATGTTGTTAATAGAAATAGTAATTCTTACGTTTGTATTACATCAAACACAACTGGTGCAACAACTGCTCCTGAACTTGATGCTTCTGGTAATTACTGGAACTACATGTCACAGGGTGGTAACGCTGCTCAGGTTTTACAAGAAACTGGTGACCTTCTTTATCAGGCAGCAGGTGGTATTAACAGAATTGCACTACCAACTGGATCTACTGGAACAGCAGCAGAACAGGCAATTGCAAGTGGTCAGGTTCTAACTGTTGGTGGTTCTCCACTTCTACCAAGATGGGAATCAAACAACACGACTGCTCCTGTTTATTACGTAACCAAAGAGGGTAACGACGCAAACCACGGTAGAAGCATCTCTAGGGCGTTTGCTTCACTTCGCTATGCATGTGACTATATTGGTTCTAAGACAGGTGCTGACGCTCCTTCTGCGACCAATCCACACACAATTTACATTAAGGCAGGTGTATACGAAGAAACTTTACCAATTCAAATTCCTCAATTTGTTTCTTTAATTGGTGATAACCTAAGAACTTCAATCATCAAACCGAAATTTGGACTTGATTCTACTATGCAAGCTATAACACTTGGTACAAGTGTTACACATCTTAAGTTTGGTGAAACAGTTTCTAACTCTGCTGGAACTAAGACTGCTAAAGTTCTTGATTCTGACTATGCAACCAATGTTCATCTTCTCAATCTAACTGGTGGACAGTGGACTACTAGTGACTTGTATGTTGATGTCGTAGACAACAAACATGCGGATGCTTCTAATCTACTTACATCAAACAAAACCTTTATTGCACATGAAGCATATCATCGTCATGTTGCAAACGTAGGTGCTACTGCTAACGAAGCAACAATCAAGACACAGTTTGAAGCATTTGTTGTAGCTCTTGCATACAACGTCAAAGCTGGTCAGAACAATAAGGTTTGGGATTTCGCAAATGGTCGTGTTGGTGGTGTAGCAATTAGTGGTGATGACACTAAAGACACCACAATGTTGAACTACATTGAGAGTATCGCTCATCAGGTAATGCGTAATGAGACTGTAACAGTCTCTGCTGGAAACAGTGAAACTCAAACTAAGGATACATCCATCACATCTGATACCGCTAGTCCTAAGTGTGCTCAAGTAGCATCTGCAATTACAACTTTAGTTGGAATTACTACTAGTGCTATTAGTAATGGTAATATGAGTGCAACTACTAAAGTTGAACCTTACATTGCGATTACTGGTGCTGCTACTCTTGTAAACCAAGAGTCAACCATGTTCTACGTTGGTTCACATACCACTGTTAAGGACATGATCTTTGAGGGAATGAGTGGATTTGTTCCTTCTGGATCTGATGATAAGGACATGGACACCGCTACAATCAAAGGTGTTTACTTCAGACTTGATCCTAACTCAGCAATTACCAAATCACCATATATCCAAAACTGTACTGCTATCGGTGGTGCTGCTGTTGGTATCATGATTGATGGTGCTGTTCACGCACACTTCAATAATTCATCAACACCATCTAACAAATCAATGGTGTTTGATGCTTATACCCAGATCTTAGATGGTGGTGTTGGTTTCTATGTAACAAGAGGTGCATCTTCTGAGATTGTTTCTTGTTTCACATACTACGCTCACATATCATACTCTACAACTAGAGGTGGTAAGATTCGTGCTGTTTCTGGTAACTCATCTTATGGTAAGTATGGTGTTATCTCTAGAGGATTTGACTCTACTGAAACTACTGTTGATGGTAATGTTAAGGGTGGAAGATTAGAACTTGATCCACAAGCATCTAAGAACGGTACATTCACATCAAATGAAAGAATTACTGGTGGTACATCAGGTGCTGTTGGTGAACTTAGAAGTGATCAGTCTGCATCAAATTATCTTTATTACTTCCCAGTTAAGGGAACATTTGTACAGGGTGAAGTTGTTACAGGTTCAACTTCCAGTGCATTTGTCACACTACTCAATAATACAGATGCTGTAACTGGTCAGAAAGGATTCCTACTTACTGTTACTGGTTTAGGATCAGCACCTGATCAAGGTGGTTCTGTTGAGATGGTTGATGACGGAGTAAATAACGATCCTGGTTCATTCGTTATCTCTAACTCCAGTTACACTGCACCAGATGGTAGAGGTTCTCTTACAGTTCAGAGAGCAAGACTTGGTTCTTCTCCTGCTGCACATAATGGTACTGCTACTGTTGCTCTTTATGCAGATTCTGGAAGTAGTGCAACATTACAAGGAACTATTCTTCAAACTGCTTCATCACCATATACAATGGCAGTTGATGCAATTGCAGGAATGGTTATCGGTGGTTATGTGGTTATCAATGATGAGATGTTCCAAGTTGTTCAGTTCCCATCATCTACTTCCGTTGAGGTTACTCGTGCTGTAGAAGGAACTAGTGCTCAAGCACATAGTTCTGGAGATACCATCGCAATCTTACAACAGAAAGTTGCTTCACAGGACGAAGTTATTGAAGACTTTAATAACTCTGTAAACAGTATTCGTGTTGCTCAGGCAAACGTATCATTTGCTATTAATGATTACATTAAGATTGATAATGAATTCTTTAAATTAACTGCTGTAACTCCAGACTCTACTGGTATTACTATCTTACAGATGGCAGATGAAAAGACTATTGGTGCTACCAATGGACAAGCTTTGAAGATTCGCTATCGTTATTCACAATGTCGTCTAACTGCACATGACTTCCTAGATGTTGGTACTGGAAGTAAAGCAAATACTAACTGGCCATTCCTACCTCTCTCACCAAATACACCTGCTAACGAGACAATTGAATCTCGTCCAGGTCGTGTTTACTACGTTTCTACTGACCAAGATGGTAACTTTGCAGTTGGTAAGTTCTTCAAAGTTGAACAGTCAACTGGTAAGGCAACACTAGACGCTTCTGCGTTTGACTTATCAGGTCTATCATCATTGAGATTGGGTTCAATCGGTGCTCAACTTGGTGCATCAATTAACGAATTTTCAACTGACGGAACTCTATCACAAGCAAGTGATGAAAAAGTTCCAACTCAGAAAGCAGTTAAGACTTATGTTGATAACCTATCTTCTATTACTGGAAATCTTTCAATTGGAGGAAACCTTTCAGTTCAAGGAACAACAACTACAATTGATTCTGTAACTGTTGAATCTAAAGATCGCAACATTGAACTTGGTTCTGTTGCAACTGGAACCTTCACTGGTGACGTTGCATTCGGTCAAACCACAATTACTAATTGTAGTGATACATCAAACCTTGCTCCTGGCGTTCAAGTTGCCATATCAAGTGGATCTGGTACGATTACACTACCAGCTGGTGCGTTAGTTCAAAGTATTTCTGGAACAACTGTAACAATCAACCAAGCATTCCAAGGTTCTGGTAGTGCAAATGGTGTTACATTCACAGCTGGAGGTCCTACAAACAGCACAGCAAATGGTGGTGGATTGACTATTCTTGGTGGTTCTGATGGTGATAAATCAATCACATGGGGAACTGCTAATGCAGGTACATTTAACTCTTCTGAGCATATTAACCTTGCAAGTGGTCATGCTATTTACATTAACGGAACTGAGGTTCTAAGTGCTACACAGGTTCTTGGAGTTCCATTTGGAGGTGGTGGATCTGGTTCTGCTGTAACAACAGATGGTACACAAACACTAACTAATAAAACACTTGAAAGTGGTATTTTAACTGGATCATTAACTGCTGCTAACAGCACTGGTTCTAGTGGTCAATACTTACAGTCAACTGGATCTGGTGTTCAGTGGGCAACTTTAAATGTTGACTCTTCATCAATCAGTAACGGAAACTCAAATGTTTCAGTAGCTAACAACTCTAACGTAACAATAGATACTAGTGGTTCCACTTGTGCAACATTCAATACTTCCAACAACTTGATTGTTGTGGGTACTGTTACTGCACAATCATCTATTGTTCTTAAGGACAATGTTGAGACAATTCCTAATGCTCTTTCAAGAGTATTAAATTTACGTGGTGTTGAGTGGGATTACAAGTCCAACGGAACACATAACGTAGGTGTTGTTGCTGAGGAAATTGAAAAAGAATTCCCATGCTTGGTACATACAGGTGATGATGGAATTAAATCAGTTGCTTATGCGAACATCGTTGGTGTTCTTATAGAAGCTGTTAAAGATCTTAAGAAAGAAATTGACCAACTAAGAGGAGTCTAATTTAAATGGCAGATATGGTTTTAGGACCTGATGGGTTTTCCTATAATGGGTCTACAAGTAATGCAAATATAGGTCAACCTTTTTATAGAAGGCATGGCAGTAATACCAATTATGGATTGAACACTAGTTGGCAAAACTGTTATCAAAGTCCAGACTGGTCTATTCCAAAAAAATCACAATTAGTAATGAATTTTAGAGTTCCTATTAGGAATGATGATAACGGTTGGGGTGGAGGTTATGTAAGACCTTACTACAGAATAAATAGTGGTGGTTGGATTGACTGTGGCCACACAGGATATTTGACTGCTATGGGTTATGGTAAACGTATGATTAGTGGACATGACCATATGCAGACGTTTGATTTTACTAGTAAAACTAGTGATTTTACATTAGGGTTTTTAATTCAATGTCGTACATATAGCAGTTCAGCTAACACTGGAGGAAGTCATAGTTTAGAGGGTGCAGATAGTGCTGCTCAAACTGACACAGGAACAAACGTACCTTGGAGATGGTATATGACAATTAACGGGTGGACAAGGCCATGAGCATAACTTTTGGACCAGATGGAATAGAATTTCCTGAATTATCTGGAGCATCATCATTATACAACAGACAAAAAAGTGGTTGGTTTTATTACAGGCACACTACAACATCTGGATTTAACTTTGGTAATAGTTGGGTTGAGGGACAGGTAACTGGTAGTATGACTCTTCCACCAAGATCTAAGGTTTTTGTTTATACATATACTCCATTAAGGGGAGATACTAATAACTGGGGAGGTCATTACGAAGATCTTTTTTATGAAGTTAATGGTGGTTCATGGACTTCACTTGGTAGATCTGGGTTTGTATCTAGAATGATGACTAGTAATTATCCAATCACGAAACATACTGATTGTGTAATGATGGATTTTTATTCACTAACTTCTGATTTTACCTTAAGATTTAGGACTACACATAGATATTATAACGATGGTGGTGCAGTTTTAAACTCATGCGGACAGAGTTATGGTAGTAGTGATACTACTCACACCTCAGATAACCAACAGTATGCAATGGCAAAACAAATTATTGTCATGGGTTTTGCTCAAGACTAATTGTTATAAATATATCAAGAATATTATAAATTAGAGATTAAAAAAATGGGTATTAGAAATACAGATGAAACAATTGCCCTATCAAAGGACGTTTCTTTCATGCCACCAGATTTAAGTGATGTAGCTCTTTCATTAGATCCTAATTTTGTTGGTGGTTGGAAATTTGAAAAAGACCCCGATTCTTTTCCAGGCAAACCAGGTATCACATCTGTTGATGATTTTGAGTACAATCCAGGTTACAATGATGCTGGAGAATTAATTGACTATACTATGCCATTTACAAAAGCAGAATTGCTTGCAAAATGGCAAGAAGGGTATAATGACGTTAATAGTAAAACATATAAATTAGATAGAGAAGTTGAGTATCCACAATTGGGAGAACAATTAGATGCTCTATTTCATGACATAGATGAAGGTAAATTAGATAAAACTGGTTCTTTCTATACTTTACTTAAAGAAGTAAAAGACACATATCCAAAGGCGTAATAAAATGGCAACAACTGTTTCTGGTGATGGATACACAATTGGATCCAATAGTGAGATAAAATCAGGTCCTTTTATGTACAACTATAGGGACACTTCCAGTAGAAATTTTTCTAATGGTAGTTGGTCTCAAACAATTACATCTCCTGATTGGGGAACTCCTCTCAGATCTGTAGGAACTGTTTATCTATATCTTCCTGTTAGAAACGATGGAGGTTCTTGGGGAGGAAATTACACTAGATTATATTATAGACTCAATAGTGGTAGTTGGATTAATTGTGGTCATAGTGGATATTCTCAAACAGATACTGTAATGGGATATAATGATGGTGGAAGAATTGACACTCAAACTAGTGTTTTTAATTTTGATTTTACAGATCAAACAAGTAATTTTACCATAGGATTTAGAGTAGATATGAATGGTCATAGTTCTGGTGGATCACTTAATGGATCAACGGATGTAACATCTGGTGGGGATAGCACATATACATACAACTATGATGGAGCAGGAAATAGAAGTAATGTTGGTGGTGCTTACAGTTGTGCTCACATCATTTGGTTGGGACAAGGAAATGCTGATATAGCATAAAGAATTTAATAATTATGATAACAATTGAAAATTTTTATGATGTTGTAAACAACAAACATCAAGAAGACCAAGAAGCTTGGATACAAGAAGTTTGGCATCCAACCTTTGATCCTATTAATGAATATGGATCAGAGGTTAAAGTTTTAAGAGGAGAGTTTCCATTACATAAATCTATTTCTTGGGACTGGATTGTTCCACTGGTTGATAAAGAAATAAATGATGGATCTGGAAGAATATTAAATCCCAATTTTGAAACTGAAGCTCAATACAATGTAGAGAAAGTTAAATTTGGAGAGGGAATGGAATCTCCATGGCCATTAGTAGAACCAGAATATGAGAGTTGGTTATATACTGTAATCTGTAACTCTACTAAATTTTATAATGATGAATTGAAAAAAAGATATATTGAGGCCAGAAATAAGTATGGTCTAAAACAATGTCATTTATACACAACATTTTCTACAAAATCTACATGGTTTGGAATGCATAATGATCCAATGTCATCTATAATTGTTGCAGGTATTGGGGATGTTGAATATAGTTTTAAAGATGGTAGTAGTTATATATTGAAACCTGGTGATGGAATTTATATACCTCGTGAAGTTTATCACAAACCAAATATATTTGGACCTAGAGCAACCTTTTCTTATAATTGGAGTTATTGTAAATGAATTTTGATGTTAATGGAGCTAACTTTTATCCTAAAGTTTTACAAAGAGATATAAATGATTATCTACATAAACTTCTGGTGTCTACTGCTAGATGGAATATAGTAACAGATAATTTACCAATTGATGTGTTTCAACAATCTCATGGTGGTACAGATGCTGGAAGTATAATATGTTCTTATAGAGATGTAGAAAGTGCTTCTATTAGAGTAGAAAGTGAATTGATTTTAAATGATGATAATTATGATGATCCTCTTATGAAGGAACTCAATTTTTATGCAGAAATGATTTGTAGGTTAGTGCTAAACAGATCTATAGTAAAAAAAGAATTTTTACTTTCTCAAGCATTTAGTAATGCACATGTAAAAAGATATTTTTGGAATTACTATCATTCTAATTCTATTGGTCTTGAGCATACAGATATCATGGAACCTAATCATTGGAGTATCATTTATTATCTAAATGACAATCCAGATACAGGAACTAGAATTGTTAAACCAGATGGTACAGAAATTATTGCTCCTAATAAAGCTGGAGATGCTGTGCTATTCCCATCTAACTGGATACATAATGGTATTCCACCAAAAGGAAACACTCATAGATGTTGTTTAAACATATTGTTTAAGGCAGATTATTGTTTTGATGAGAAAATATAATAAATACCTTCAGGGAAATTGTAGGTAAATGTTATGGCAGAACCTGCCAGTAGAGCTGAATTTAAAGATTACTGTCTTAGAAAGTTAGGTTTTCCAGTGTTGGAGATCAATGTTGACGATGATCAGATAGAGGATTCAATAGACGATGCACTTCAGTATTATCGTATGAGACACTACGATGGTACTGAACTTGCTTATATGAAGCATTTCTTTACTGCTGCTGATGAGACAAAATTTGAAACACAAAACACAACAACCACTCTAGCTAGTGGTACAAAATGGGAAGTTAGAGATAGATATCTTGAACTACCTGCGGATGTAGTTGGTGTGACTAAAGTATTTGGTCTTGCTAGTAATGCAATTAGAAATAATTTATTTGGTATTGAGTATCAGATCTTTTTAAATGACCTATACGCTGTAGGATCTCTAGATTTTCTTAACTATTATATGGTTAAGACATGGATGGAAACTATGGACATGGTACTCAACAATGGTGCTTTTGTTCAATTTAGATTTAATATGAGACAGGATAGATTGTATCTTGATGTTGGTAAAGACATGCTAGACGAAGATGTACATGTCATTGTTGAATGTCATAGAGCATTAGATCCTGATACATATACTCAAGTCTATAGTGACATTTTCTTAAAAAAATATGCTACTGCCCTTATTAAAAGACAGTGGGGTCAGAACCTAATTAAGTTTAATGGTATCCAACTTCCTGGTGGAGTTGCTATTAATGGTAGAGAAATTTTTGAAGATGCTCAGAAAGAAATTGCTGAGATTGAAGAGATGTCATTTACTACATACGAATTACCACCATTTGATATGATCGGATGAAAAAAGTATACTTTCCTCAACACGGTGGTGTTGCCACCGAACAGAATCTTGTACAAGACTTGGTTGACGAACAAATCAAGTTGTTTGGATCTGATGTGTTTTATATTCCTAGAGTACATCTGAAAGATCAGACTCTTGGGGAAATAATACAATCTGAATTTAATCAGAGCTATATGATAGAGATGTTCCTTGTAAATGTAGAGGGATTTGGTGCAGGTGCAGAGTTTGTAAGTAAGTTTGGTTTAAGAATAACTGATGAAATAACCTTTGTTGTATCAAGAAGAAGATGGGAACAGTCTGCTAATCCTGCATTAAGTCTTGCTGTAGATGGTAGACCTAATGAGGGAGATTTAATATACTTTCCATTGACAGAGGATCTCTATGAAGTCAAATATGTAGAAAGAGAAAATCCTTTTTTCCAGTTAGGTAAACAGTATTTTTATCAACTCACTGCTGAGATATATGAGCAAGGTGCTGATAAGTTTGATACAGGTATTGATGAGATTGATGATGTTGAAAGACAGTTTAGTAATATCACAACACTCAATGTTGGATTAACTACTAGAGAAACCGCAACTGGAACTTTACAAGTAGATTCTAGTGGTGCTATATCACAGGCAACTGTAACACTTGCTGGTACAGGATATAACACTCCACCAAATGTTACTATTGGTAATGCAGGTAATGGATCTGGAGGAATTATCACAACATCTATTATGGATGGTGGTGTTGTTACTCTTACGATTGTTAATGGCGGTAGTGGATATGATCCAACTAATGTAGATCCACCAACGATTACGATTGATGCACCGCCAGAAGCAGTTCAATTCCTCAATGATGAACATGTAGTTATAGGTGGATTTACTGCACAAGGTGCAGGAAGAACATGGACTTCATCTAATAAAGTTATTACTGTAACTGGTAGTGGTGG